TCGTGTAGCTACTGGGTCGCTACACGATGTAGTGCATCGTGCGCCGGGCGTTGTGCTTGTGGCCTTGCCACCGCCATTAGGCGCTACCGTAGAGATATCCGCATTAATGATATTCAAATAGTACGTGGCCCCGTCCTTCAACACGCAGCTAGGCGACACGTGCTGCGGCGGTTCCCAAAACAATAAGCGGCCACCACCGCGCACCTTGTTACCCCAACAACCGGCTACAACCGTGCTGCCGGGTGCAGCCGGATTACTAAAGTCTCCCGGACATGTACTGATTGTGGCACTGATCCCCGCACCGCCGAACGATGATGCGTTCACAAGGTACTCACCTACACGATTGGCCGGCGCATTAGCCATGTAGCCAGATGGCACTGTAAACATCGCCGATAGGTACTTACTGATAGGTACCGGAAGTACCGCCGTGATTCCGCTGTTTCCGGGCCACGTCTCGGGAGTAGGTTTCTGCCCGAAGATCGAGTCGTACTTTGTGGTATCTACGGTAATGTTACCCAAGCCGAAATAATTAACCGACGTAGTAGTCGCCCATCGAGTGTAGTTACCCCCGACACCATTAGGCACCACGAACGGCTTTGTGCACACCGGAGGAGGTGTTCCACAGGCCCCGGATGCGATAACTCCGGTTGACGATAGAGTCTCCGTGTAGTTCGGTGTAGATGATGCGGCAGCGATTGGAGAAGCCGAGCAGAACTGAAGAGTATCTGCGTGAGCGTAGTGAAGCGCGAAGAGCAGTACAAGCGAGAAGAGATATTTGGTCATATTTATTTTCCGATAAGGTGAGCAGCGTATTCCAAAAGCCAGAGCTTTGGAGCAATCAAGAGCTTAAGTAGACCTAAACTATGGTATACAAAACATATTCCCGGAAGGATTGTTGATCCAGTGGTAGCAAAGAAGATGGGAAAGTAAGAATCGTATTGTGTGAATAGCTTTTTACCAAACTTCCAAAATTTCCACGAAATAATAAGAGCAATTGAGGATAGCACGATCCACACCGCATGTTCGGCAATAGACCATCTAAGCAGTTGTGTGACTACTTCTGGAATCTGCTCCTTGAGAAAATCTCCAGTAGCTGCGGCAGTCTGGATAGCTTTTGCGAGAATGTCGTTAACGATTGATTGTACGTTAGTATCCATGATACATGTCCTTAGACAACGGTTAATGTAGAAAGTTCAATCTAGATGTTAGCTGCGCAGATCGGCGTTAGCGGATCAAGCAGCGTAGCGGCTTCTGAAGTTAGAGGCCAATCAGTAAAGGCAGCAGATGTGCTCTTTATGTATCTCTATGTATCAGTAGGCTTTTCTGCCTTAGACCTCGAAAGACGTAGAAAGTTCCACCAATGTTTAACCTCCGGCTCTTTGGGAGGGTTTAGAACAGCTTGTATCTTTTGGCACGACTCTTGTATAGCTCTTTGCAATCTCTCACATCTCTTTTGATCTTGTTTGTCTTTGTGCCACTTACGGATAGTTTTTATAGCAACTGCGACCTCATCGTTTTCGTCTCGCACCACTGCTATTTGGGTGTATCCTATACCAAGGACGAAGACCTGAGGGCCGTCTCCAAACTCGTGTACAGAGATTTTCCATTCGTCTAAGTTAGCTCGGAAGTCGGAGCAGTACAGATAATCTTCGTTTTTCCACTTCGACGGGTCTTTGGACAGCTCGTTAAGGAACTTCTGTCTCGCCTGAAACTTTACTTCTTCAATGTCACACTTATTCACCAGTCTGGTTCCTCGTCGTAGCTTACCGGCATTCCATCTAAACATAAAATCCGAACGTTACCGAGTTTTCGGTCAAATACGCTAATAGGAACTACCTTAACAGTAACGCTTTCCAGTTCGCGGCCCAGTTCTCCAAAATAACCATCAGTTGCGACTATGATGTCGCCGGGCACATCTTTGAGAGATTTACGCAGTTCATCAACTGTCATAGTTCTCGAACTCCCAATCTTCGGGTAATTCTAGATCATCGAGTTGCTTTAGTGTTTCTTCCACGACGTCTTCCAAATCCATGTTTTTATTGTTGATTCGTATTAACATGCTTTGATCGAAAGAGCAACATCTCGTTGCTCCAATCGGTAAATCCCTCCGGTACTTTGTTCCACGTCCGAGAGTGTCGCTCTCGATATTCTATCTCCATGCCCTTAGCTTTCCACACTTTAGCTAAGCACGAGTTGCACAGAATGTGCTGAAGATGGATCATGGCACGTCACTATTCTTTCTGATCGATGAACGTTACCCATACCCCTTGTGGGTACGGCAAACCGGTATCCTTATATGCGGGCATATCCCAATACTTCAAGGTTTGTGGATTGCGTAGAGCGAAGTGAATAATGAAGCTTAGCTTATTGTGTTTCACGATTAATCATCCGTCAATAATGAACCACAATGCACATGCGATCCACGCAATAATACCGACTCCTACAAGAGTGGCTAGAATTCCATACCAGCCTTGTTCGACGTAGACAAGTATTAGTATGGGAACTATCAACATCAAGAAACCGATCATCGTTTTCATTTGTCATGGTCTCCGAATATCAGCCAAAGAATAAAGATGTAGAAAAGAGCGTCACCTACAGTCATGGTTTAATCCTCGTCGTTGTCGTCATCACAGTAAATTTCAAACCCGTTGCGGAAGATTATATCGTGCTGCTTGTGGGCGTTGTACGCACTCAACGAATCTTCATCGTGGAACTTGCACGTATCATCACCAACATTGGCGTGAGCTGAAGGCATAAGAATGCAAAGAAGAATGAACGTGATAATGGCGTTAACCACTACTCCCCACACATAGCACTTGAGACACTTACCATCCATATTAGATATCCTCGTAAGCCCGTTAGGGCGTTGGCATGAAGGTAGAACGGTCAATCAGATATTCGTTAAATATCCTCATACAGTGAAAGAAGTGGATTGAACTTCATACGAAAGTGAACGTGCTGTCCACTCATCTTGTTCTTCGGAAACGAGATCATACGTAAACCGTTGCGTTCAAATTCCTCGTTGCACCCGATACCAACCATAAGATCGGCCTGTGCCGGGATGCCAGTGTTGGAACTGTCAATGTCCCCCATGTCGAGAACTAGTTTATTCGAGGCGGAATCTCCGGCTTGGGTAACCGACAGTACAAGACAGTTCCGTCTTTTAGCAATATTGCGCAAGCCTGTGGCGATAGCCTCCAACTGGTTAGTGCGATTCTCCGAAGCACTGGAGAGATTGCGGAGTTGATTGACGACGATCCACACGGGATTAAATTGTTCGCAATAGCGGTCGATTTGTTGTACGGAGCCGGGGGCGATGGAGATGAAGGTGGCGAGATTGTACCCGCGCTTGTCGAGAATTGCTTGTGTTTCATCTGGTTCCTTAAGCCGATCCAAAAGAACTTTACCGCTAAGGCATCCTTGAAAGCGCCCAACTGTTTTGCGAATGGCATCTTCATTTTGAAATACAAGTCCCGGTAGTTTTTGAAGTACAAGCCCACGAACTATTGTGTGCCACATGGCGTCTTTGCCAATCTCCGGCCTTCCGAAGATAATGATGTGGTCCCCACGCGATACTCCGCCTCCGAGATATTCCGTCATCACTTTAGACCCGATGCGGATCAATCCAGTCGGATTGAGAGAAGCGTTAGCTTCGACTACGGGCAAGTTGTTGATGACTTCGGTGTCGTCTGTAGACAACACATCATCGATAGTAGTTGCACCTACTTCCAGTAGCTCTAGGTGATCCGAAAGTAGCTCAAGTTGTTTCGGGGCTTCGTCACCGTTGAGTAGTGATTGCGCAAGTTGCGTCGCTTTCTCTTTCTTTGTGGTTTCAAAGATAACGGCGGCGACGTTGATTGCAGAGAGATCGAGAGAGAATGCTTCATGTGCGAATCCACGATAGGTGTTTACCTTAGTTGGTGTGTCAAAATCGATGCTTAACTTTTCGTCGATGTAGCCGAGGTCGATAGCCTTCGCCTCTTTATCCCGAGCATAGAAATCTCTAGATAAATCAATGAGATAGGAGGCATAGGGGGTAAGGCCTTCCTTGTTTACAGTCTTGTCTATGATCCCAAAAGCTTCCCGAGATTTGAGGCACGCGGCTACTAATCTTTTTTCAACGCTCAAATTATGTGTCCAAGTAGATGAAGCGGTCTAGTTCGTTCTCACTCATGTTTTTGATATCTCGTGGCGGAAAAGCTACCTTGAACGTTGTGAACAATTGACCATATTTGTTGTGGTACTTCATAGCCTTAAATGAGGCATCTTTGTCCAAACACAAGGTTACATTACGAACACCGGACATGAGAAGGTTTTCGATCAAACTCTCGCTGATATTCGTACCGAGCAAAGCCGCCGCGTTCACTGTACTCGATAGACGCATGGCCGAGTACTGATCTTCAACCAACCAAATCTCATCCTTGTCGTTCTTTACCTCTTGGATGTAGAACGCAGTTGTTCCGTAAGTCGGGTTGACCACGCACGTCAAGGCCTTTGGTTCAGTCTTAGCCCGTGACTTGTCGATCAATCGAGATACACCGCCAACGTAGCGTTTGTCCATCGTGTAGATGGGGCACCACAATCGTTTTTTGTTGGTGATCCACATCAAACGACCACGAGCAATCTCCTCATCGGATAAACCATATGATTCCTTGAGGAACTCGCGGGCAAATTGCGGAAGGGCCTCGAACTGAAAGTCAGGCAGAAGAGAGCGTCTAGCTTGTATCTCACTCAAGTGCTTGCCTACAGCCGCTACGTCGGGAAGAAAACGTACCGATTCGGCGGTAACAGTCATTGGAAGACTTCCCTTTTTTCCACAACTGTTTCGGTGGCAGATGTAGATGAGGCTCGATGTGTCTCGTTTGATAGATAGAGACTTCTCACGTGACATACCTCCGCCGCAGAACGGGCATATCAAGCCCGATTGCTGTTCGTCGTACGCCAGCCCCATTCCGACAACTTTGAGGTCGTTTATTGCTTCTCGGGTAGCAGCCATGTCTATGGTGCATTAGGCTGCGTAGCTGCCGGAGGCGGCCATATAACATTATCGTTGATCCACTGTTCGTGAGAAAGAACATCTAAAGCACCAGTTTCTTCGACCAGCTTCTGCGTATAAGCATCAAATTCTTTCGGCTCATTGTACACTTTCGGATCGCACTTCGCAAGCCACGTCGGATTAGGAATCCAAATCCACGACACGATGATGTGATCCGCGTAACGGGGATTACGTGTAACCGCACAGCGAAATACCGTCCCGAGTTTACGAGCTAGGATGTACTGTACAATGTGTACAGCTCGTAATGTTGTGAAGACTTGATCGGGCTTAAACGGAGATTCGTAGCTACTGATTTTATCAGTGATTAGAACTTGACCTACGCACGTGTCCTTAAGCGCGAATTTCTTATCGAGTTCAGCCCAAAGTTCTTCTATAGAGCACGTCACGTTACGGGCGTACGGAAATCCACCCGGCGTCTTGACATAGTGCCTTTTGTAGCCATTGAACCCGTTAAGGATTCGCATTCCACAATTGCCGGGCAACAGAGATTCTGACCAGTATAGGTAGAAATCATCCGGAGGAACCTTTCCGCTGGCAGTTGCTGGAGTCGGTGGACGTAGTGGAGCAGGTTGACCTATTTGATCTAAGGCCGCGAAATTAATACCTTGCTCCGCATTTTCCGCAGCTTGGGGTTGAACAGCCGGTCTAAGAGCTTGAGCGGCTCTATTCAAATCAGCCATGTTAACGGCTCGCGGTTCAACTCCAGCTTCTTGCATGGCTTCGTTGTACGTACGTTCATCCCAAGGTACACGCTGACCTATGTGGCCTAGATACCATCGATAAAAAGCACTATATTTATCTCTACGCTGCGGGGCCGGCTTCTGGACTGGTTGGTGGAATATGTAAGGACCTGCGTGCGGTTCTATATGTGGAGGCTTAATCCTTCGCTGCTCTGCTTGTTGTGTGAATCTCTTTGGCAAATGATGTTGCTCACCTACTCTTGGCATACGTATCCCTTATAGCCCGGAAAGGCTAAATCAAGGTTAGTTCGGGCGGTGCAATCGGCGCACAGCCAATCCACGCCACCACCACTGTTAGGCTCCCAACTAGCTTCGCCAGCAATAGCTTCGGCAACGGGAATTTCCCCACAACACAGAGTACATCCATCTTTCGTCTGCTGCTTGAACGCAGCTATGCTCATGTGGCCTTTAGGCCCCGGCACGATAAGCTCCGGTGAATCATCTGTGGACTGTCCTAGAACATCATCTAGGGGCACATAGCGAGTATCGTGGGGACGCATAAGCACGAGAATACGCACAGACATCGCGCCGGCTTTGTTGGAACGAATCAAACACGTATTGATGGGCCGGGCGCGAATTTCGCCCTTAGCTTCGGCGGCTTCGTAGATAATTTCCCGAGTACTTTCGTCGACGTTCGTCATCAAACTTAAGCACTTGTGGTCTTGGCCGTCTGTGTCTCGCCAGATAGCCTGACCAATCAACTGCTGCCATTTAGACGGCGGTTGCGCAGAGGGGAGCAACGGAGCAAAGATAACTTCATTCGATGATACTAGGCCGAACATCTGTTTCAGCTCATCGTATCCCTTATATAAAGGCTCTCCTTGATACGTCTCTTGATGCCGCCGTGGCTCCAATTCCTGTTCAATAATCCCGCCCGTAGCCGTAGCTGATTCGGAATTGTTCTTCCCATTCCTCGGGGGAGCAAGCGATAAAGGGCGTTGCGTCGTGTTGTCAGCCCCCCAGTTCTGACGTGCGGCTACGCTGTAGGTGGTCTTGGAATCGTCTATCTTTTCCGATTCCCACTGGCGGACGTTGTTTGGATCGATGATGTACAACGTGTCCTTTTGCGGAATCCACATTGTCTTTTCGAGCGGAATATCGTTTCGGTCGCACAAATGATGGAGCATCGAATCTTCCGATGCAAGGAGCATCACTTCTTCTTTCGGTACGTAGTTCCACGCAAGAGGCCGCAATCCATTGCTGTAGATTCGCATCTTGCCATCGTTCTCATACCACACGAGAGTCATGGCTCCCTTGGAATCCTCGATAGCCGCCTTACCGCCCATCTTAGCTATCTTGTAATACAAGAGATCGGAATCAACCGAGAATGACAAGTCATCGTACCGGTATGCAATAGAGCTTAAGCTGCCGTTGTGAACACCGATAACGCTGCGATCGCCGACACGGTGCGTGAACGGATGTGCATTGGCGTGGGACACTTGACCAAATGTAGCTGCCCGATGATGTACGATAGTTGCGAACGAGTCGTCTGCATACGCCGACATTTTCATAGCAGCCGGATGCATAGCAAAAATCCACCCCTCGTACGGAAGTTTGAAGTGATTTACTTCGCCCTTATCCGAAACTTGAAACATGCCGGTGGAGTCTTTTCCACGCAACGCGCCGACCACCATTGACTGTCGAATGAAATCATTCAGGGAACTAGCGAGTTTCCCCGTCGTCTTGCCGTTAGATATAAGCCCGACTATGCCACAAATGGTATTATCCTCCTACCGGCGTAGCCGGATTACTCTTGTTCAAGTGATTTATCCAATTTCTTTCCGGACGTACGACTAGCTCTGTACTTCTCGATCTTCTTTGCCTTGGTTTTCAAGACTTCACTGGCCTCAACTGAGATATCTTCCCAGCTTCCGGGCGTTGTTGGGCCGAGTACATTACCGTGAGCCATCAACAGTTGCGCGTTGTCAACGGCTTTCCACGCTTCCGATGCATCCAAGTACTTAGCAACTTTTTCGTACAAGTCAGTACCAAATACTTGGATAGCGAAATCGTGTACTCCACTACGGCTCAGTGTACTCAACGGATCGAGTGAACCGCTCTGCGCTAAAGCTGCTGCTTTAACCGCAAGGATCATCCGAATCCAAGTGAAGATACGGTCGTATTCAAACGTAGTCGGCAGATGCCGGAATTCCACAGTACCGTATCTTGTGATGCACTCCAAATTAAGTGCTTGATACTTTGAACACCGTGACAACAAATCTACCACGTGATGATTGGGGAGGTTCTTGTCGAATAGAGCACGTCCGATAGACGCAAAGTCGTTCTGGCCCAAATTCATCGGAACCGTGTAACAACAATAGTTACGCCAATCGCCAGCGTAGCCGAAGAACACGTGTTCGAGCAATAGATACGTGGCAACAAAGCTCGCCAACTGTCCGGATTCCATATCCAAGTCAGTTACGTCCAAGTGGACGTGGATACCTGCTCGTGGATACCCGTTAGTGTATCCGTGACTCTTGGCGTGGTCTACAAAAACCTCCAAGGCCTTGGATATTTCCAAACCCACCAATCCGCGACCAGATGTGACGAACTCCCGCGACGCTCCGCGAAGCGAGTGATCTTCCTTATCTTGCCACAATGAGGAGTTGATCCTTTGCCCATCCCACCCCTCCACTTCTATCTCGATGCCAATCTTAGCCAGAGGAAGGCTAAGGGATGGATCGGGTAATTGTGGTCTGTGGGTTGGCTGTCCTACAAGATCACCAATGAAATTTCCCACGTGTTAACGCTCCCAGTTGCCGCTCTTGACGATGTTTTCTTCACGTAGATAGTAACTATCCGGTTTCATGGCATAGATGTACGCCCGGCCATCGTAGCCTTTGAATCCCGTGACTTCCGTGCGCGTGTAGAAGCTCGGATGACCTTCCAGACGGTCCAAGCTTTCGAGAGTCGGATCATCGACCTCGTACAACTCCACGTGTACATCCGTATTGCCTTCGAGAGTAATGGCGGGGAAAGCTCCAAGCGAGTACAAGGTACCCGGAATCATTGCCGTACCCACAAACTTAGAAGTCTCCAAGCGTCGATGGTTCCCAAACCCTTTCTTGAGAGAGCCATAAACGGCTACGACGTGCGGTGCTTTCTTTTCTTCAGTATTACTTTGCATACAAAATATCCTTTAGTTGGCGAGACAAGATATCGCGGAACGGAAGAGACGATACTCGCCACCTCTCGCCGTTCGGCGACGTAGCGGCCACGTGCTGCTTCCACAAAAGAACGAACGCATTGTGCTTGCGCGGTCCAAGTACAATAGCCAAATCGGGATTGAGAGCAAAGCCTGTCGCGAATCCGTTCGATTCGAGAACAATAACTGCTTCAGCCACGTTCGGCACAAAATCAGGCTTAAAGATGGCCTCAGCTCGATTAAAGGCCCATCCTTGACTAGGCAACACACGGTAATCGGCGCTGTCAATAGCCAATTCTGCCATCGTGCCTTGAACTTGCGGAACGAGAATTGTGGCCACTGTCTGGTGGTTAAGGCCCTTGTACGTGTTGCGCCCCACTTTGCGCTGAAAGTACACCAAATCCTTGCCACGTGACGTAATGTTGCGATATCCGAGACGAGGAATCCCCACGTGCTTCCAGTCCAATTCGTCGGCACGTACGGTCTGATTGTCCGATTTGCCTTGAAGTGTACACACTCCTTGTCGATTTACATCGGCCAGTAGACGCACTGAACCGTCGTACGGACTAACTAAATAGCTGTCGAGATAATCTCGTCGGATATCTGCTGGATCGTAATATTGCATATCGTATTAGAACTCCGGCGCTGGCTGAATACCGTTATCATCCATATCCCAATCCACTACATCGTTATCTTCCTCCTCCTCTTCTTCTTCGTGATCATCAGGCTCGGCGGGTTGCGTAACTGGCGCTAGTTGATTGAAGGCGTTGTTTAACGCCCTTTGATTCGCAAGGGCAGCGGCTTGATTAGCTAATACTGGAGTAGCGAGAGGAGGTACCGGCTCGTTGCGCCCGAGTATACGTCCATCATTTGTTACCCAAACAATATCGGCCCCCAGTGGGCGAGCTTGTTGTGCACGAAGTCCGCTCTGAGTGTCCCCTAAACGCACGTTAAGCGTCCTCTGTGTGCGCAGAATAGCCTCATTCCGATTACGATTACCAAAGATGTATTCGTCAATTTGCTCTCGATGTTCGCGGAGTATAGTACCAATAGCCGGATCGTTAATCAGCCCGAGAATAGTATTCTGGATTGATCCCGCAATAGCTTCGATCTTCTGGTATATCCCAAAAGCCGCGTCTTGATTGTTGAGGAGCCAATGCACCGTGCCCACGATACGATTGAAATCATCTGCATCGTTAAACCATCCAGAGCTAAGCACACGGTACTCAAAACCGTACGGCTTGTCACGGAATGAGCCGGGGCGTCCGTAGTACTTACGACGAGTGCGACCAACTGCCCATTGAGACTGGGCACACATTCGCGTAGTAACTAGGCCGTCCAAGAATTGCACGAGACACGGCACGGGAATCTTGCACTTCTCTTTGTCGTACCCAAAGTGCAAGTGACCGCCAGCGAAACGATAGTTGCCTATCTCCGACAGTTTTGGCGGAATGTTCGGGGCACCTGTCCACGCGTTAAAGTCCGGATCGCAGCCGAAAATCTTAGCATTCGGATGCACCAAATCTTGGGCGCGGAACTCGTGCTCGGGTGCGTTGTACAACAAATAGTTCTTGTTCTTCGTGAGAAGAAACTGTTCAACAGTGCTCTTGGCTTGTACAGCAAAGTTGAACGCATCCATAGACCCCGGTTCCCAGACCTTCGGGTCATAGTTAATTTCAACTGCTACGCCGTCTTCTAGAACTCCCACATCCGAAGCCAGCATTAGAGGGTCTTTTTTAGTACCTCCGACAAGACCACACGATGCGATAAGTCTCTCGCCGCTTTGCAAAAAGAATTCCGGATCACCGCCTACTTTTAGTTCCACACTACTTATCCTCGTGGTTTGATGGGGCGTAGAAATATTCGTACGGAAGAGCGTACACGTTCTTTGCTTCCTCTCGTTCTCGTTCTTCCTTTTCCTTACGGAGACGTTCGCGCTCTTTTGCTTCCGCCATTCGCTTTTCCATGCGCGATAGTTTCGTTGATTTAGACGGTTTTGCCTCTTTCCACTCTCGCTTCCAGTTATCGAACATGAGAAGAGGGACACGTCGAGCGTTTTCGTCCTCTTCGTTATCGGTTGCCGTGAAAATCAGACGTGGTTTGTCGTCTTCGTCTAAATTACCGGCCCAAATAGCCTGTAAAGTCTGTGCGCCCTTTAGTTTGGCTGTGAGGATGTTCTTGGCATCGGCTTCCTTCTTGATGAAGCCCGCTGGCCACTGAGAAACCATCTTGTCTCCGATGGCTTCTTCGGCGCGGCCTATGCAATAGAATTTTTGCATCGTATCGTCTTCATCGTCAATAATCAACGCCGATTCGTTGCATCTCGTGCTCCATCGCTGCAGCATACGCCTCAATGGCTGTAGGCGACTCAAGGGCCGGCGCACTGTTCGTCTCGCATACAACAGCATCCTCGAATACTTCTGTGGTGCCACGATTCGCCTTTCGGATTTTTACCATGATATCAACGGCACCGTGCGCCAATCCTATCGCTTGGCTAGCCAACAGAGAAAGTTCTTCGATACGTGCCCGATAATTAAGAGCATCACAGTGAAGATCGTTAATGCAAAAAATGTTGCCATTAGCATAAGTACGGATAAGGCGATTATCGCGATCCAGATTAGAAAATCGATCATCGGCGCTTTGCCTCTTTTCTTGGATTAAGATGACGCGCCCAAAAGCTACGTGAACACGGAACTCTTTTTGCTTCTTCCAATAGCGTGTGTACAGGGGGACTTGGGGCATATTTACTGTGCCGTCTTCGTTGACGCGTACGACGGATATGCCTTGGCCAGAATGGCCGTTAACGATGCGTCGAGCGATACACTTGTGATCTGCCTCAACCCACTCCGTGGCGACTTGTGGATTAGTCGTGAATTCTAGAGTAGGTGCAGCAGATGCGTGCAAAGTATTGAGAGCCAAGAGCTTGTTAGCTGACTTCTCGACAGCTTGCGATGTATTCGTATAAATGATGCCCCGCTCTCGCCAAGCAGTTGGGTTAGAGCTTACACCCCAATTGATGACGAAACGAACGTGGCGAGTACGACGTGGTGAATCCGGATGTGCATCCCAGATGCCGAGGGCTCGGGCAAGGGCTACACCCCCGCCCGATCTGTGTCCCCGCTGACGCAGCACGATAGGTTTTATCATTCTTCGTCGTCTATTTCAGATTTATCTTGTATGTCCAGTATCATGCATTTATCTTCTTCGTCAAAGTAGTAGCTTAGCACTACATACTCGCCGTGATAGCCTAAAATCCTCATAGGCTTTTGAAGGGCCTCTATTACCGCGCCTACCGGATCATTGTGGTGGTCGGCACAATCCAAGATAAAATCAATTGGCTTCATGCCGGAGTTTTCAGTTTTGATGGCCTCTTCTCCTTTTGTACTCGCACCAATTCTACTCTCTGGCACAGAGCACGTGTGTTGGGATTTGTAAACGGTTTCATCTTATTCACTTTCCACTTAACTCGATTGATAGTTAGTACTTCTCCATCTTCCAACGGATCGATGAGAACTTTTCCTAGGCCCGTACCATTCGTCACCCGATCAGCGAAAGAAACAACAGCACGCTTAGATTTGGCCAGAAGATGCCCTAACATTTCCAACGCCTGAGTACGCGGCTTTTTGGTCTTTAGAGTGATGCGCGGTGTATGAGAATAAGGGTCCCAATTATCGAATTCACTCCACCGCCAATCAAAAGAGTATGCGGTAATATTTTGATTGTAGTACGCGATTGTTGCTTCCCCACAAAAGCCGGGCACTTGGTTATCGTGACTGACTAGAGAGTACTTGTAACGTTTACTGCCAGTGGGAATCTTAAAGAGTTTTTGAGGCATATAGTTACAGTGAATACCTAGACCTATCGAGACGAAGCAAATCAACCTCCATCACCATGTTACCCGAATTGTAGTTGCGCATAGGTTCGTGCTTAATGACTTTCCACCTGTAACCGTTACTGGTAGTAATTTCTTCTCCGTGAACTAGGTGGTTGGAGATAGCTAAGTGCATTCCTTCACCCAACACATCCGCAAACCGGACTATATTAGGAGCACTCATTAGCCCAACAATTTTAAGTGCGATTTCCCTTTCGCTTGGCTGCTTATCGAAGCTAAAGGAATAGAAAAGCGGGAAAATACGACCCACGTGATTATAGCCGTACGGGCTGTTGTAAAAAACCTCCTCTGCACGTCTAGCTATAAGCTGTTTGATCGTCAAATCCCCACAATCAGGGTGCATTTTCCAACCGCAGATGTAATTAACGGCGCAAAATCCGGGCGCTTGTCTGTTATTGAACGAGACTATGTAATTGTATTTGCTCGCGGATTCTTTCGGCTGTTCTTCGGCTTCCATATCACGCTACCTCTCTTTCACTGTGAGCTAAAGCCGCGCCAATTGAACCCGTACGTTGGCTCAGCAGACGACACACAGTGTACACAGAAAAGATGTGATCCTTGTGCTTGGCGTCGTGGAGCTTGTGGCACGCGTGAGCGCAGTACTTGATGTAAACGCCGTCATTGTTCCACATCTTGCCCGTACGAGGATTCATCTCGTCGTACACTTCCACGCACCGCGTTTTCTTGTCATCGGAAGGGATTACGTTCCCATCTCGATCCAAGCGTACTTTGTTGCGGGGTGATACGACGGTAAACATAGCCCCAACTGGCACTTTATCGAAAGTGAATAGGTTCACGGTTACACCCCTTGTTTTTGTGGAAATTTGTCAAGCCATTTGCAGTTAGGTGGAATATGAGACACAGTTGAGGGAAATTCCAAATCGACAGGCACTTCACCAAGAACCTCACCATAACCAGACGCGCCGCAGGTTTGGCACCAGAGGATAGATTCTCCGCTCGAAGTCTCACCGATATCTAGTATATTACATCCAGATTCATTGCTCATGTTCTGATTTTCCACCTAACAGTTGATGATTCGAGCAAACAACGGAAGAAATACAACCGAATAGATAGGGCCTGTCGTGGGAAATATTCCGCACATTAGAAAGGAAAAACAGGCCCATACAACTAGGAAACGGATCACTTTTTGTGAGAGGCTAGAGCCCGTGAGGGCGATTCGCGTGTTAACGCGAGCCACTTTGTGCCTTTGCACCCGAGTTCTTTTAGAACTTCGACCCCGATATCAGCGGCTTTACGTAATATGGACACACGGACTTCTGCGCTCCATGCTGCGCTTGCTGCGCTCCATGCTGCGCTCCTTGCTGCGCTTGCTGCGCTTGCTGCGCTCCATGCTGCGCTCTCTGCTGCGCTTGCTGCGCTCCATGCTGCGCTCTTTGCTGCGCTTGCTGCGCTCTCTGCTGCGCTTGCTGCGCTCCATGCTGCGCTTGCTGCGCTCTCTGCTGCGCTTGCTGCGCTCCATGCTGCGCTCTCTGCTGCGCTTGCTGCCGACACCAAATCAATCGCTGCCTCACATGCAACAGCGGCAATTTCCAAGGCCTCTTTATGGCCCGGAATTACGGAAGCAACGGCACGAAGGGCAATCGGAAGAATAACTTTAATCGTGCGGAGAACTACACCGGAAGCAAATGCTTTCTGGTCAATTTCGTTGCTGCCCAGCTGGGCAATAGCTATTTCTCGCAAGCCTTCGGCGCGAGCAGCATTAGACGGCCACGCCGCGTCATTAAGAGTTATTTTGTACCGCCGAACAGCTTCGCCGACGCAAACGGGATTATCGCCATGCGGCAGACCCAGCGCGTAACAAACGGCCGCTTCGACGCACATATTGCCCGGTTCGGGGATGCCTACGCCTGAGCAAAGACCGGCATCAACAACTTCGAGAACACGCTTGGCGTGCTTTTTGGTCAGAATAATAGGTTTTGCGTTCATGCCGTTTTTACTCCAATCGCACCTTTGGTGCTCTCCAGTGTTAAAAGACCGGCCAAACGCCGGTGTCCGGTGATAACGTACGCCAAATCCGAAAGAGAGATAGCTTTAGCCACCCGCTTCTTCTGTTTGAAGAAAACCGAAACAAGCCCGTTCTTTACGGCTGACGCGAAGCGAGAAGCACGGTGCGATTGCACATTGATCTCGTGAAAGTCCTCCGCCAATGTGTTGCGCTTGGCAACAGCCATCTGGTGAAAAGCACCTCGGTAGGTGCAACGCCCTTTAGGGCTGCTTTTGTGCTTTTTCTTGCGAAAGCGGGTCATAGGTATTTCCCCCAACACGTGCAACACGAAGAAGTCGGTTCGTCCTCGATCACTTCACGGACTTTGATGATTTTTTCGCTGTTCGGCACAGCAAACTCACTCGCCTCAACGTAAGAATCGTATGCAGTTCCTCTGTGTCTGGTCGGGTAATACTTGATGAAGAATTCCCGAGGTTCCCGTGGCTTTACGCGGTAATCTAACATAGACCAATCCCACGCCGGATTATCGGCGTCAACCCAAGGGCCCGTACTTGATCTGCCGGGGCCCCTTTGAATTTCTTTTCCATCCGCCGCCGCTTGCATCACGGCAATCTGATATTTCAAACGAGCTTTGGGATCGTTGGTGGAGCACTTGTTACACATGATTTTTTCTCCGTATGTGCCACTAGCGGCACGCCTAAGTCATCCTATCGGATGCCATCGCACTAGTCGTGCTCTCAGCCGCCGATTCCGAAATTTGGGCAAATTTTTTTAGCACAGGATAGACTGAGGCCTAACGCCGAGTATACAGAAACGGAAAAATCCACACCGATGATTGGGAGGGTATTAGTAGAGATTGAGATTGAACGCCAGCGCCAGCCTTGGCACTAACGGGGCCCGGAGTGCTTTCCCCACCGTGGGCCTCGAAAACACGCTTTTTCGGTCGCGCCGCGCAAGCGGCATCACGTACGGGTTATAATTATACAGCGTGGATAAACAAAACACAGCTTACATTGCGTACAACTGTGCAAAATCTAGGGCAGAGCACATCCCATGTGCGTTGATCGGCGAAAGCCGAGCATTAAAAAACCCGCTTAGCAAAAAGAGCCTAAGCGGGTGTTGGAGGAATCGAAAGGCGTAGCTACCCGAGGGTAAACCACACAACAGCGAAAAGGTACAAAAGAGCAAGAGTCATTGCAGCAGCTACCAATGCGTGCAGGAACTCTTTCGGCGTTAGCCGCGCCGTAACATAGACAGGCGTTACACGGTACGTATTCATTCTACTTTCTCCGCTCTATAAGAAGGGATAACTAACTTGTTGAGAGTTTTACCTATGCTAGTAGAGCCGCACAGGGCCTTGTACATGAGAAGCGATACTCCGAGGTAATCGTACACGTTCCCCGAGCGGCTAAACTTCACCCGCAGGCGTTTCGTGTCGTCATCATACCCAATAGCGGACACACTCGAAGAACGCACGGGATTAAGAGGAATATTGTTCATTCTTTCTGCGCTCCTCCGCCAATATTTTGTCGAATAACTCGATTATCGGTGTAATTTCATTGAGTACAATTGGGCTTTTCTCTCCGAAGCGGCCACGCCAAGATTTATTGCGGACTTGTCGCGCTTCAATTTCAGCGCGTAATTCGTCAGCAGCGTTTCACTTTCGCCCTTGAGCACGTCGCGTTCGGCTCGCAGGCGCTTTGCGGCGTCTTCTGTGTCTTCTCCATTGCCCGCATTACCCAATGCCTCGCGAATACGTACAGTTTGCTCCCTGAGTAATTCTTGCCCATTGCGCAACCGCTCGACCTCCTGAGCCAGCCCCATCGTCACAACTTCGTTGTTTTTGTGCTCGCTCACTTTGATTACTCCCACGGATCGATAGCAAAGATGTCCGGAAATCCCTCGTAGCTGTCGGCATCGTAATACTTTGCCTGTACAGCATCCGTACGACTCCTTTCGGGACCTTCAGTGCGCCGAAAGTTACCAATTACTACCGGGCATTCGTCCGGCACGTTCTCAAGAGCTTTTCTTAATTCCCCGACGTTCATCTAATTATTCCTCAATAATAGGTAAAGATGATTCAATCGTCAGCCAATAAGCGCCTGTCGGCACAGTCGCACTTCCGTGCTCGGCTCCCGTTGGACGCATAACGGGATCAAGATAAAGAGCGGCTCCGGACGGAACCGTGTACGCGATCTTGCGAGGATTCCGGAGCACACCACCAACGATTATTGGTTCCGTGCTGTACGCATGGACAACAAGACCCTCGGTGCCTACGATGCTCGGGCGGGCAATACGAGACCATTTACGCACGTGCCCGGGGGGAGTTACTAGATTGTCCACAATAACCCCATCACCAGCAGAAGCTATCAAGCGGCTCGGGAAGCCCGATACGCCAACCAATAGCTTGTATGTATGCTTAGCACTCTGTGCGCTTGTCGCTGTGCTGTTCATATCAGCCTGTGCTTTCCGCTTTAGCGGTGGTTGACTAGTCAACTTTTTTGTGGTAAAAAAACAACACAATGTATGCTGAACACGCAAAAACCCCGCACTCTTAATTGAGTGCGGGGATTAAGAATCTGTTAAGACAGGCAATTTAGCTACTATTGCAGCCCCTAAAACCGCTAGGGGCTGCTAACTAGCTAGTGCGTTCGGCCGTTGGCGGCCTGCGGCACGTCTTCCGCTTCGCTTTCGTTTCCCGCCTCATGCAAGGCCTGTTCTAGTTCATTCTCCGTTTCTGAGGCCGGACGATTGGCGATGATGAACTGGCCAGCCGTTGACGCCGTGAACTCCTGCGCCGCGTTGCGGCTCGCTTCCGTTTCGCCACCCGTGAACTTGCGCAGATAGGCCGCGTTGACTTCCGCCGATACCTTGCGCAAGTCTTCGATGGAATCCGCCACTAGATTCATTGCGGTACGATGGCCTTCCTTTTCACCGAATACACGAACAAGGGAAGCGTGGAAGCCAATCAGCGCATCCAACGTCACGCGGTCGGGATTCTTGGCATCTTTCGCAATCTGACCCAGAACCTTTGATGCCGTATTGTTGGATACGTCCGTCAACCTCTCCGGAAGTTCAACGTCCGCATGCTTTGCTGCCGTCTTGAGGGTTTCCGTTCCCCAATACGCGCCAATCCGTGTCGCCAATGAACGGTAATTCTTGACCGTCCCGCTTTGGCCCTTCGTTGGCCCCAAGCGATCATCGACCTGCGCCGCGATCATCCACGATTCAATCCCGGCGGCCATGCCAATCGCGACAATGGCCAGCAGAGACTTGAACAGCTTACCAGCGGTTTCGCTCGATGCCACGCTGGATTTACCAACGCGGCTTTGTAGTTCCTTCGCCTCATCCAACGCCTTGTTGAACTCCGGCGAACCTTTGACCAGTGCCTTTTGCATTTCTACGGTGCGCGGATCAATTGTGACTTTGATAGCTTTCATGGTTTGTTTCCCTTTAATGTGACCGTGCCGGATAGCACGCAACAGCACCTAAACGCCACCTTAAAAGGGCTACGTTTCACAGGACTAAGCCGCGCGCCTGTGCATACGCTAGGCGCTGGTGCCTGCCATCCGACTAGATACATTGTTAAAGAGCAGCCCTTGCGGGCAACGGCCTTAACGGCCTTCCTTACTTGCGCCCGAATCCCGTCACCGTGATCCACTGGGCCCGCTGGCTAGGGGCGGTTCGCTTGCCTAGCTCTAGTTGTACATCCTACACCTATCTGTAGTCCGTGCCAAGCCCCGCAAGCGGGGTTAACTAGTTAACAAACTACAGATATTTCATACACTTATTCACTATACGAGATTATACACTATCAAGCTGAATGGTAGCTGAACAGATATGTACCCCGAGTTACGGGCAAGAATGATGCCAAGCGATCCAACGCACGCTACTTGGCACGGTCCTTGATGTATACATTTGTGCAACGCAACATATTGATTTTGTTTACTAATCTACAATTATAAATGTGCAATTGTATACTTTAGCTGCGCAGTCTACGTCTAGGCTGTACACTTGTACCCTTGTATAAAAGAGTACTTGTATACTTGTATACCCGTCCCCGGGGGTACCAGCTTTGCTGCACTGCAGCGCGGGGGGCTCTGCCCCATCACTTACGAAATTTTAACCCAGACGGAATTAAAGAGGAAGAGCCCGAAGGGCGATGCAATCGAAGATTGCTATTTATTTCGAGCAATAGGGAACTAAATTGGAAAATAATTGTCTAATAATAGATTTGCCCTATTTTTGAGGAATTAAATCTGGACCGGGATAGCATCGAGAATTTAATCCGTATCATCTCTAAAGAGCCGGATAGTCTTAAGACAGCTCTGGATGAGACGTGGGCGCTCAGACAGACACCCCTAGTACCCCCTAAGCCTAAGCGTAGAAAACAGAATATACGCAGCCAGAGGCGGTACCACAGGGAGTACAAGGAGGCTCATAAGGAAGAGATAGCCGACGACAAGAGACGGCAGCAAGGAACCATTAGGGGACAGTTCCACCTGCTCCGTAGGGCTATCAAGAAGAAAGGGCAGTTGTGGGAGATAACCCTAGCCGAGTGGTGTGCCATGTGGATGGAGTGTCCGATGGTTGAAGTGGGACGGAACTGCTTCGTACCAGCCTATCAGTGCCGGGGGAGGTATAAGGAGGATGTGCAGCTAAGACGTATAGATATTAGTAAACCTTGGAATATCAATAACTTACAGATAATCAAAGGTCAGGAAGTGCTCTGGGTTAAAGATAAGTAAAAAATATTTTACGATTTACGGAACTTTCTTTGCATTTTGTGGTCTAATGTAAAGTCAGAACATCTACGTCTCTGACGCCTGTGTAAGTCTAGCCTCTGATAGACAGAGAGGCCCAGTCTGTAAGGGGCTGGGGAAACAGACCTCCGGTTAAGTCCGGCTTGATGATTCAACAGTACTGGTGTCTTCTGCGATAGGCACGGACTGATAATCTAGCACACTGCACAGTGACAACGGGCTGAGAAAGCCCCTATATAACGGTACTCTTTGGTTTATTAGACATGGGAATCAAGCCCACCTGTCTAGTGAACCTGTGAACGAAGAGAACATATAACAGCTCTTTCTTTTGGTTATATGTTGGATTCGTGAACAGGGTAACGTACAAAAGAGCCCTCTGTTAAGAGGGATCGTCAAAAGCCAGAATACCGTCAATACTAAACAGGAGACTACCTGTGCCTTGTGTGTACTTCGTAAAGTCAAAAGATCAAATAGGGTTGATTAAGATAGGTCACTGCAGTCACATGCAAGATCGCTTGATTAACCTGCAAAGCGGGAATGGGTTTGAGCTGAGTCTCCTATATCATTTACCGTGTAAAGATAAAAAAGAGGCAGTAGCTCTAGAAAAAGACCTGCATGAGACCTTCAGTTATTGTAGACGTAGAGGTGAGTGGTTTACTCCTAGCCGACCTTTACGAAACGCAATAGCCTTCATGGCAGCAGGCAACACTTGGAATGAAGCTAAGAAGCTTGTCAAGAAAGACATAAAGCGTAAATGGAATCAACAGCTAGCTAAAGAGCGATGCAGGAAGCTACAGTTGGAAGGGAAGCTCTAAGAAGGGCAAGTGCACCCAGAGAAAAGAGATTGTTAACGAGAGGTTTCCTATGTCTTTTAGTCGATTAGCCGCCGCTCTTGTGCTCTTCGTTGTCGCACACCAAGCTATTCCACAAGAACCAGTTATTGTTGTTCCTGCATCAGATAGTACACCTCTACTGCTAGACCAACCACAGATTGTCTTGCTCTTTGGACCTATAAAGGAAGACGGAGAGCTAGCCCACCACGTAGCAGGCTCTATTCTATCCGATTGCAAGGTAGTTGGTAAAGCGCCGATAATCGTGTACATAGATAGCCCCGGAGGGGATGTAGTCGAGGGGAATCTTATTGTATCGGCTATGCAACTGTGTACCACCCACCCTATTTATACTGTAGATATAGCCAATGCAGACAGCATGGCAGCTATTATCTTCGAGCACGGCACCAAGAGATTCATGTTCCCCAATGCAGAGCTTATGTTCCACGAGCCGCACTTGGGAGTAAGCGGTACTCCCGAACAGGCTGAATCCCAACTAAACGTTGTTAAAGCCGAAGTAGAAAAGATCGAGAAGTACCTCTCCAAGAAGCTTGGATTGTCCCTAGAGGCCTTCCGAGTAAAAGAACGGGCTCAGTGGTGGTTGGTAGGCCAAGAGGCCATTAAGGCCGGAGCCGCTGACGCTATCGGTGATCCGGGATTGTAACGAATCTATATACACAGCGCCAAAGGCGCAACGCCGTATAACGGCTGAGGAGTAAGACCCTGTGTTGATGAAGAGGTCGGGGCTGGAACCGACCGTAAATAAACCAGCAACAAATATTCCAAGCAATCCCGCTTGGGGTTAAGCTTGCCAAAGCGTTGGCGGCTATCTAATCTGTTAAATCGAGGATAAATCCCATGTCGGATTTCAACTACGGTAATGGCTCCGTCTCTAGCATCCTAAGAGACAATGGTTCTTTGAATGTTGCTCAGAAGCAGGCTCTGCTTCGTTCGTTTCGTTCAGTCACAGGTCAGTTCAAGCTGGCTGATACGAGTGTTGTAAGTTCTACGTTTGTTGTTGATACCGAGTTCAGTTTTGGCTTGAAGAAAGGTACCAACTACATTCTAGAGGCAGACCTCAATTTCCGTGTTGGTGGGGCCGCTGGCCCGCTCGGCGGTCTTAAGGTGGAATTCCTAGCTCCCGGTAATAGCACTATCTCAGCCATGGAAGGGTTCATTACGTACACCCTTAGTGGCTCAGCCCCAGTTTTGACTGCTCTTGGTACTGCTACGGATACTCCGTATACTGGTATGGTAAAAGGCTTGAACACATCCATTACCTTGGACTCAGCCTCAACAGCTGATGGCTTTGCCAACGTCAAGGTTTATTCGCTCCTCCAGCCGTCGGCTGATGACCTTCTGACCTTCGAGTTCGGCCAAGTCGCTACCTCGGCTGGCCACGCAACAGTTCTTTTGGCCGGTTCCAGCATGAAGCTTATGGCCCTCAGCTCGTCCCGTAAAGCTCCGAACGCTATCTAATATATAGGCACTATAATACTATGATCCGTCAAATTCTCACTGTAGCGGCCTTGGCTGCACTTTCTGGTTGTTCCTTTGTAGCCGGACAGGTAGAGCAGGCTGTGAAGCCTGTGGCCCTCCCAGATGCTCAGGCAGCCCTTGCTATGGCCAAGCAGTATGGAGACACCGATGCTGTGGCTTGCTACCAGAGTATCGTTACCTATTTACAAGACTCAGCGGCACCTTCACTTCCGGTAGTTAATGGGGCTTTGTCTGCTTTGGAAGCCGTTCGTATCGCTAGGCAGCATTCAGGCGATCCAATTGTTCCGGCTGAAATTCACCGTGACTGTGCGGTAATTATTGTGGATGCGCAGGAAGTTGCTCTTAAGCTCGGTATTCGAGCCGGGGCGGCTGTTGTTGTTCCGCCTGCCGTACTAGCCCCGAAGAAGTAATCAAGAAATGACCTCTCCCATCAATCCAGAGATGATCCGTGGCTCCTTGACGAGCCAAGACGAAGTTGTGGGCCCCTACCGATATAGAGGCCACAGCAAAGACCTCCGCCAAGATACCCAGCGAATTAGTGTCACTGGGACCTTTACAGCCACGGTAGAACTCATTGTGGTTGATCCGGGAGCGGACGTTAGTGATACATCTAAACAGTGTATCGTAGCTTCATTCTCAGCTCCTACTAGCCAAGTGTTTATGGCTGGCGGAGACTGCGATATCTACTTCCTTTGCTCCGCCTACACTAGCGGTACAGCCGACTGCGCGATTTACTACTAAATGGCCTCCGGATATATTTTCAATCACGTAGCAGTTGATCCGGTTGGGTCAGGTACTGTCACGTCTGTATCGGTTGTATCAGCTAACGGAGTTTCCGGGGCAGTAGCTACTCCTACAACTACACCGGCTATTACCCTCACTTTGGGTGCTATTACTCCGAGCAGCGTCGCATCCACTGGGGCTGTAACTGGTACTAATCTAGTCTCAGTCACTGATGTTGTATCTTTGACTAATCAGACCGCAGATATAGCATCTACTAACCTTACGAACTCGGATACAGTCGGTTTACATCGGCTTAGTTTTATATTGGAATGCACGACTGCGGATGCTGCGGCGGGGACAGTTGTACTGCACCTTGCGTGGACTGATGCTGCTGGTTCCGCTACTTATGCTAATTCTCAGAGTACTGAGACAGGCACGGTAATACTATCTGCCGCCGGGCGGTTATCTGGCACTATCTTGGCCCAAGTAGCTTCTGGCCACATTGCCTATTCGGTTACTCATACTGGATCGTACGGAACAGCTGTTTATCGTTTGTACATTGTATCGGAGCTAATACCCTCATAAAAATGGCATGGGATGATCGCGAGAAGAAGGAGCTGATCCTCGACGAAGGGCGGTTCCTTAAAAGTTACAAAGATCAGTTTGGAAATTGGACTATTGGGGTCGGGCACTTCTTAGGGCCCAACTCTATTTATGCCGATCTAGTTTGGACAGACGAACAGGTAGACTCTACCTTCGAGGATGACTTTAAGGACGCCGAGGCGGAAGCCCAGTCAGCGTACAAAGAGTTCCTCGGCCTAGATGGTCCGCGTAAAGGAGCCCTAGTCAACATGTCCTTCCAGCTCGGATACGGCAAATTTAGTCGCTTCCTCAACTTCTTCAACTACCTAGATCAAGGCTTGTACAAAGAAGCCGCTATTGATCTTATGAATACCGCCTACGCCCGTCAAGTACCGGCTCGGGCACAACGAATAGCTTACCGAATTAGAACAGGCGAATACACAACTCGATGATTGATGATGAAAAGCAAGTTGATTTGATTCCCGTTTTGGTCATGTCTAATGACCCTACAGCCCTCAAAATTCGCACAATTGAACTAATCTACGACAGTATTGCACGCGGCCAGTTGGCCTACATGGACGGAAAAGACACCGAGACGGGGGAGATAGTTCCACTTCTTGTTGGCTTGAATCCGGTATCCGATACTAAATACGAAATCTATCCAATCGCAAAACTCCTCATTGGGCCCGATGCGAGGGCCAACTACTTGGTGCCAGATGGCAACGGATCATACACAGAACCAGCCCCAGACAACTCCGTTGACCTCGACCTCCGAGCCCTCGACGACGATAGTGAAGAGGGGACGGGGCAGGCCGAAGGGCTCGACGAAACGGCCCCCCGCACACTCAACTGAAGAATCGAGTGAGCCGCACTGGGTTGACCAATTAGTTAACCTCTACCAAGAAGGCGCGTCAGATGTAGAAGTCTGCCGTGCCCTTCGCGTTTCGTACAATGAGTTTGATAAGCGGTACCAGATGGATCGAGATTTTGCGCAGCTGGTTGATTATGGACGCTTAGCAGCAAAAGCTTGGTGGATGGAGTTAGGCCGCAAGGGTGCTTCCGGTAAGCACAGTATCAACTACTCTGTTTGGTACGCTGTGATGAAGAATCGCTTTGGCTGGTCAGATCGCTCCGAGGTAATTGCCTCTGAAGGTGACAAGCCAGTTGAACAGATGTCTCAAGATGAAATTGTGGCAGCTATCAACTCCAAGCGTGATGCCCTCATAAAACTATTCAAATCAAATAATGTCCGAGTCTCCGAATTGGCAGCAACTTCTAGCGACGAACTCAACTGAGTTCACTCTAAAAGATACGTCCTCTATAGCTGCCAAGCTTAGGGAGTTAATACCAAAAGGCGGTACCCAAGTCCAAGCAGCTAACAACTATGAGCTGCTCCGGGTTATCGATCTAATAGAAGAGGCCGAGAAGCGGGAAGATACATCAGGGTTCCACAAGTGGTTCAAGGATGGGCCATATGATATCCGGAATCTTCCTAAACACAAGGCCTTCTTTGAGGCTACAGCACGGTACAGAGAAGTTCTTCTTCTTGGCGGAAACCGCGTAGGTAAGACTCGAAGTGGAGCAACAGTAGCGGCAATTCTCGCTACTGGTGAATATCCGGATTGGTGGCAAGGTGTTCGATTCGATCACCCAACAACCATCTGGGTGGCTGGTAAGACTGGACAAACAACCCGTGATACTGTCCAAGAAGCCCTTATGGGCCCTATTGGGCACTGGGGTACTGGGGCACTTCCAAAGGAATCGATAGGCCGGTGTACTGCCCGACAAGGTATACCTAATGCTATTGATACCGTGGAAGTTAACCACGTATCAGGTGGTATATCTACCATAGGTTTTAAGTCCTACGACCAGAAACCGGCGTCCTTTTACGGACGTGCAATGCACCTTATTTGGCTTGATGAGCCTTGTCCTGACCTAGTTTATAACGAATGTTTGATTCGTACGATGACTACAAATGGCCGAGTTATACACACAATCACTCCAAAAGAAGGTCTTACGAGGCTACTTGCTGAGTTTCTTAGCGGATGCGACCTCTTGGCGGGCTCGGAACGTATTAAGGGCTTGGATGCAATGATTAAACTTGAAGATATGGAAAATGGGCTCGGAGACTAAACCAAAGAGCGAGTCATCTAGAGCAGCTGTTTCAATCGCTATGGACGATGCTCCGTGGCTAGATGATGCAGCAATCAATGAAGTCCTAGCCTCTACACCTATACACCTTCGAGCCACAGTGCGTAACGGCACTCCCTCTCTAGGCTCAGGTGCAGTTTACCCCATTCCTCTCGAAGACATCGTGCTAAAGCAGAGCGATGTTGCCAAGCTCCGTCCTCTTCCACCCCACTGGAAGTACCTCTACGGTATGGATGTGGGCTGGAACAAAACAGCTGTAGTCTTCCTAGCTAAAGACCCGGATACGGATACGATTTATGTTACCGATGAATATTATCAAGGTCAGCAGCAGCCTGAAGTCCATGCTGCTCGTATACATCAAAAGGGCGGCGACTGGATGCACGGAGTTATTGATCCGGCTTCTAGGGGAAGAAGTCAAGACGATGGCACCCAGCTTATACGCATATATCGCGCTCTTGGCCTCAAGGTTAGGCTCGCTGATAATGCGGTGGAAAGCGGTATTTATAATGTTTGGTCTAGGCTGTCTGCTGGGACACTTAAGTTCTTCCCTAACACTCCGGGCCTACAAAACGAATACCTCCTATATCGTCGAGATGACAATGGCAAGGTAGTCAAGCAAAACGACCATGCCCTTGATGCCCTTCGATATGGAATCAATACCTTTGAGCACGCCACTAGCGTCCCGGCTAGGCCGGTAGCTAAACCTCCGTCTAGGAAGTATAATGTCTGATACAACTCCTACTATTTATCAAAGCATTATGCCCGTATCGGAAGCGGGAGGTCCTCATGTATTGGAAGTAGGAACATCCGATCACTTGGACGATTTTGGGGCAGATACTCCGACCGATGCTCTAGACCCGGATGCTCTAGTAGCGGCTGTATTAGCTGTTAAACAAAAGCGTACAGATTTACTCGACACCATTGCTCGTGAAGCAGAAGGCATGCTCACGAAGCGTATGGGTACCCGAAAGGCCAAAGAGAACCAGTGGCTAGAAGCCATGCGTATCTACTTGGGCTCCTTGTCTAGCTACAACATCATCACTGGTGACTATCCGTTCGGCACGGTAGATCATCCGTTCGGCTCTCGACAGGATGACTCTGCGGTACACCGTCCTGAGTTTAACATCATTCGCCAGAAGTGTAACATGGCGATTGCCACGACCATTGCACATCAGTTTGCGGTTGGGGACAAGAACTGGGATATCCGACCCCCGCAAGTAATCGACATTGACCCGCAAGACCTCCAAGCCATGTCCCAGATGGCTGGAATGCAACTCTCTCCATTCGATGCCGCCGCTATGAAAGCGCGCCTTATGGAGAACGAAATTAGTTACCACCTAGACGAAACGAACTATGCCCTAGAGTGCCGCAAGGCAATGGCAGATCGAGTCATCTACGGTACCGGCATTATGAAGAAGCCGTTTAACGCCGGGAAGCTTAAGAAGTCCTACGTTAAGCAGCAGACCTCTGATGGACAGGTTGTGTGGGTTCCTAAGCTAACGGCTGAGAAGATTCCGTGTGTGTACCGTGTTAATCTGTGGTACGCATTCCCGGACGATAGTGTCACGGAGATAGACAAGGCAGAAGACTTCATCGAAGTCCATCCCATGTCGAAGACGGAACTTAGTGAGCTTTTGTCTCACCCCGGCTATGCCGGCTTTGAGCAAGAACTTGCCGACTGTCTTAAGGAAGAACCGCGTCAGTACACGAACTCTCCGTTCAACGATCCGGCTTATCTTACTCAAGGTATCAACCTTCTCAAGAATAAGTATCTAGTCATTGAACGCCACGGTCCGATCAAGAAAGAGGACCTCAACATTCTCGGACTCACGGTTCCGTATGAATCACCTACGGATGAAGTATACGCCGAAGTTTGGGTTTGCAACAGCCGTGTTATTCGTTTGCAGCTTAGCGCCATTGAAGGCTCTAATAAAGTCCCCTATACGGCTTGCGTGTGGGAAGCTGATCCAGCCACTATTTTCGGCTTCGGCATCCCGATGCTCGCTCGTGACCAACAACGTGTAGTCAACGAAACGTACAAGATGGTCTTGGACAACGCCGGTATCTCGGCTGGCCCACAAGTTGTAGTCGATACAACGATCATCAAACCGGCTGAAGGCGGTATGGAATGTACCCCGTTCAAGGTCTGGTTGGCCAATGATTACGGCGCGGATACCACGAAAGCTATTCAATTCTTCATGCCCGACAACGCTGTTGAGCAGCTGTCCGGACTTATTTCTTTGGCGCGGGGCTTCGCAGACGAAGAATCTAGCATCAATCTTTTGACCAATACGGCTCCGGCTGGCGGCGTAGATTCGGCCACAGGTCAGGCGTTAATTGATGAGAATGCTATGGCCCCTCTCTTCTACAAGAGTGAGGAATGGGACGACAACATCACACGTCAGATCATCCAGTCTATGTATGACTGGGAGATGCAGTACAACCCCAAGGACGAAATCAAGGGTACCTACTGTATCGATGTTCGTACTACCACAGCCTATGCTCGCGGTCTAGTCGAACAGCAAAAGCTTACGCAGCTGTTCCAAGAAGTTGCTCAGGGCTCGCCCATCTCTGAGTGGATTAACATGGATGAACTAATTCAAGCTCGTCTCAGCACGATGCACCTTCCGTGGTCTGGCGTTATTCGCTCCCCAC